TTCATCTTGAAAAATACCGCCACTAAATCCTGAAGCATTATATAAATTAATACCACGATAATTACCAGCAGTTGATCCTGTACCTTGAATGGTTATACGACCAGAATTTGTTGTGGATGAATAAGCATGAACTAATGCATTTGGACTGCTAGTTCCTACACCTAATTGTGTACCACTAAAATACAAATTAGCTGATTGACTAAATGAACCATATAAAACTTGATTAGCAGTAAAACTTGTCTGTGCAGTTCCACCATTCGCTATTGGTAATGCAGTACCTGAATATGTTATTGCCAATGTTCCAGATGTAGTTATTGGACTTCCAGATATAGATAANAATGATGGCACAGAAGCTGCAACGCTNGTAACTGTACCTGTNTAGTCNGTTCCCCATGCTGGCACACCACCAACAACACGCAAAATCGTTCCTGTAGAGCCTATTGCTAACTTAGATATAGTGTTACTANCAGAACCATATAATAAATCACCTGTAGTGATACTAGACTGTCCTGTACCACCATAGGTTGCACCTAACACACCTGTCGAGGATACTCCTTCAGCAAGAAATGATAAGTTGCGAGATATTGTCATTTAAAATGGTTTTGGATATTTAGTTTTTACAGCATTTATTTTTGCTTTCATATCTTCAGCATCTTGGCCACCTTTCCAAAGTGCGTCTAGCTGATCTCCAATAGATGGATATTCAGGTTTTCTTTGAAGTTGATATTTAAGCAATGGATCTATGTTTTCTAATGGATCATTCATTTTTAATCCTTAACAAATATTTAAAACTGCATCATCAAAATACACAACATTACTACCACCACTACCAGGTTGCACATTTAAATTAAAAGTAACATAAGCAGAACCAGCAGGAGCATAATTAACTGTTCCTCCACCACCTGGCACTCCACCGACAGATGTCCAGTTTGTAGTTGTATTACTAATAGACTGACCATAAGTTGCAATAGTTGTTCCATTTGCAGTTGTATATGCTACTTGCACATATCCCACAGTAGAAGTTGTAGAAGATGCAACTTTTACATTGCAATTAGATCTAATTAATTGACCAGCAACACAAGGAACAGTTTGTGAAATATTAATTCCACCACCATTAACTGCCGTAGCTAAAAGGCCATAATTTCCATGATCTTTAGCAGTTGCAGAAGCTATAGCAGTTGATCCTGCTGTTCCATAAGCAGTTACTACCCATCCGTTAGTATTTCCTGTTTCAAATCCATAGTTATACACAGAATTTGATTGACCAGCAGATAAAGATGGTTTTTGTACTCCTCCTAATGGGAAATACATTCCACCATAAGAAAGAATACGACCAGCACCATTACAATAACTATATGTATCAATGGTTGAAGCTGTGTAATATGATGTTTCAGGTAATAAAACACCAAATAAAACCATAGTCGAACTTGCTTCTGTAATATTAAATAATGGTGATGTAAATGAACCACTAAAAGTGTTCATCGTAATACCTGTACCATGTAAACCAAACCAATTAGTAGCACCTACAATATTAATATATGGTTGATCTACAGCAGAGCCTGGATTTTCAATATTTCCACCATACATGTGTAAGATGACAGAACTTACGTTACTTTTAAGCTGACATACCAATATTGAACAAGAATACAAATTAATTTGTGCTGGATAATCTATAAGAAATTGTGTTCCAACAAATTGACAACTATAAAAAGCCATTGATTCACCAGCATTTGTAGCTCCACTTTCAAAATGAACTACGCTAGTTGTTGCTCCTGCTGAATAACAATGGTTAATATCTGCTCTCCATACATTAGAGCCAAAAGTCATATTGTTATCAAAATTAACAAAAGAACAATTTTCAATAAGAATATTACATCCTTGTGCATAAGTAGGATGAGCTAAATAAATACCATTTTTAGTTGCCGTATTGTTACCAATAAATTTAATGCCTGAAATTTTATTTAATGGACTTACTTCTTGACCTGTTGGATAACTTAATGAGTTATATACTTGGATTGCGTAATTAGCCGTCATAGCAGAACAATTAAATACAACAACTCCTTCTCCTACTAATGACATTAATCCTACGTCAATTGTTAAAGTTGTTGAACCTGATAATATGTATGTTCCTTGTGGTACTAATAAAGCACATTTAGCAGTTTTAGCATAAGATATTGCACTTAATAATGCAGAAGTATCATCTGTAGTTCCATCGCCTTTAGCACCAAAATCTTTAACTGAAATACTTTCAGATAATTTTGCTTGTACGTTTGTAGCAACACTTCCTGTAAATGGAGGATAATAAGCAACAGTTACAGCATTACTCATGTTCTGTGCAGTTGCTGGCAAAGATGCGTAAAAATCCACTACATCACCAGCATTTAATCCTGAAGTAAATGTAACTACTACGCTTGATGTTTCTGTGTAATTTACATTAACTAATTGCTTTGAACCATTCACAAACACAACTAATGAATTAATGCCTGGTGTATAAGTCATTGTCGTTAAAGTAAATATTGTTTGACCTTGAGTTGCAGTTTGCACTTCTTCTTGCGATACAAAGTTACTTCCTGCTGGATTAATACCATAGGTATATTGATCCCAAATAAGATTGTTATTGACATCATAAACTTGTTGTCTATAAGCACCAGCTCCCCATGCGATACACTCGCCAGCAGCATCTAAAATAATAGGATTTGTATTAAGAATACTTAGGTTAATATCTTGCCAAGTATTCTTCGCAGTTGTAGTGTAAGGAATGTAGTAATATACCTTACCACCTGCTAGTGGAGTACCATTCGCATCAAAATACTGTTGTTTTCCGTTTGGAATTAGTGATCCACTCATAATTATTCCTCATTCGCTTTTTTAAGGTCTAGCAACTTACCTAGATTATAATTCTTTTGCATTGTTTCTCTCATCTTTGCAGCGTCTTTTTTGCTAAGATTTTGCAATATTAAATTCTGTGCAACTTCACCACCAGCTACCCCAGCACCTGTTCCCATTCCTTTTGTTGCACTACCAGCAACTACACCACCAATATAAGGAAGTTTTGAGATTCCTTTCTTTAGGTATCCCATAGTTTCAGCTTGCATTGCACCACCTTCATATGAATGGATGCCTGGCATAATCTGGCCACCAATATTTAATTCGTGAAATGCTTTTTGTTCTTCAGGAGTAAACGCATATCGAATCTTACTTTCTCTAGCATTAAGTGTTTTATTAACCGAGTTTTGATTCCAAACACCAGCTTTATCAGCTCCAGATTGATAAACTTCACGAGCAATAGAACCTTTCATTTCGTTTTTAACCATATTAGCTTGTGCAATTAAATCTTTAGGCACTTTAAAGTTAATATTACCAACTCGAATAAATCCTTTAGATAAGTTGTCAGCAGTATCATAAACGTGCTTCCATTGAGCAGTATCTAAACCATTCAACTTGCTCATTATCTTATCTTGTCCAACTCCTTTTTTGATACCATTTGGATCAAATTCTCCAAAGATAGTATCCATTCCTTTTGAACCAAATATTGTTTTTTCTAGTTCATGTAAGTTTCTACCTGTTTCAATAGCACCAGGCCCACCAACTTTAGCAATGTCATCATCAATAGCTTTAACAGCTTCACCAATGGCATAACGATTTTCAGGAGTCCATTGACGATTTAATGCTTTACGCAGTTTTTCTAAGCCAGCAATAGAATTAGGTTTAGTACCTTCGAAACCTTCTGTTTTATGCAACTCTAATAAATCTCTTAATCCATTGGTAAAGTCTGGATTACCTTTTAATTTTAATTCTGCTTGAAATTGCTTAGAATTTAAAAGTCTATCAATATTGCTTGATTCAACAGGATTATCGCCAACTTTCTTTAATCCATATTTATAAACATCATCTTTTAACTTGTTTAAATAGCCTTTAAATCCTTCAAATTCGCCTGTTTTAGCATCGTAATGACCAATTAATGCGTTATTTAATGCATTACCACGTTCTTCATCATTAATTAACTTACGATTTGCACCAGTCTTTTCAATAATATTTTGAGCAAAGTCAGATAAAGCATTTTGTTCGTTTGCTATTTGTTCTTTTAACATCTGACCACGAGGAGTTTCATTTGCTCGTTTAGCTGTTACATATTCTTCTCTTAATGTTTTTTCATTACCTGTTAAAACACCTGGTCTAATTTGTTTACTGTCTTTAAGAATATCTTGCAATACTTGTGCTCTAGTAGCTTGTTCTTCAGGAGAAACATCATTAAGAATTTTAGATAATTTAATCTGTGGGAATACTTCTCCACGACCATATTCTTCACCTGATATTTTGTTTCCATAAGGATTAAACTTAGCTTCAGCAGCACCAACTCCACTTAATGTTGGCAATTCAACAACATTTGTTGGTTTTACAACAGGAGGTTCTGTTAAAGCATATGGACTAGGCATTGGCTTTTTAACAACACTTGGAGGTCTTTCATATGCAGTACGACCAATTAACTGACTCTCAACTCCGTACATTGGAGGTAATGGAGCAGAAGTGCCTAGAATCGCTTTAGGAAGCCCACCAAGCATTTCCATGAGGTTCTGACCTGTCTCTGTTTTCGGTAAATAATGAAACTGTTGTATTGCTTGCATATGTTTTTCGGCTTCATTATAAGCAGATTGAGGACTGCCTGGAGGTACATATCCATAAGCCATAGCAGCAGGAAAACCAGTAATAACACCAGTTACGGCAGATGTTCCAGCTTCCATGCCACCTAACAACTTTTCAAGTATTGAACCTTTTTGTATTTCTTTAGGAGCAACTAAATTAGTTCCTGTTAATGCCTTATTCAGTAA